TTCCTTCTTTTTTAATTTGCGGGATGTCTTAAAGTCAACAATACTAAGAGTCCCATCAAACTCAGCCACGCAATCGACTCTCCCAGCAAGACGCAAGTGGTCAGAATAGAGTGGCACTTCTTGCGCCCGTATGTTACCAAGTCGCTCATCCAAAATAGGTTTGAGATCGTTAAAGTTTTGGATAATGTTTGGCATAAATCCTTCAGCATAATCTACCTCGTTGTTAATATATCGCTCGGTAATACTATGTACAGCAGTACCGCGATTAGCAGCTCGAGTACTAATGCGATTCGCTTCCTCCTCGCCAACTCTTTTTCTCCAGGCCCTAATCCCATCTTCACTTAAGATACTTAGGACGGTGGTAATTGATGGGTACTTTGTACCCGTTGGAGTAGTATAGACTCTTCCAGTTGATGAAGTTTCTGCGATAAGATCATCGTACTCCAACTTTGTATTTAGGTGTTTGAACATTTTCACTTTCTTTATTTAGATAATTTCCTACTCGACTTGTTAGTCCTAATTTTGATCTATTTTTCTTCCTGTTAGCTTTCTTATTTTTCGGGTCCCAACGGGTGTACTTAGCCATTGGTTTTGCTCCTGTTATAGTTTCAACATTTCTTTGGTCATAATATAGTCCCGCACAAAATCGGAACGCACAATATCTTCCCAACCAAACTCGACAACGGTAAAGTTTCTTAGTTGTTCAATAATGGATAGGAACTTTAATATACCAGTTCTGTCTGTTTCTTTAGTAAAGTCAGACTGATAATAGTCACCACACATAATAAACTTACAATTATTACCAACTCTTGTAATAATCGAGTCTAGTTCATGGAAGGTTAAATTTTGCATCTCATCAAGAACGATGATAGCATTTGAAATAGTCAGACCTCTAATAAAAGAAGTTGACATAAACTGTACCGTACCGGCAGTCTTAAGTTTAGTCCACGCATCAGCATTTTGAAAAAGCTCAGCGCAAATAGATCTATATGGACTAGTATAAGCGTCTTTCTTTTCTTCCTCATCACCAGGAAGATATCCGATATCTCTTGTTGGTACAATAGATCTTACAATTACCACTTTATCATACCACGTTTCTTTATCCAAAACATCTTCAAGTGCAAGTGATAAGCCAATAAAAGTTTTACCGGTACCAGCCGATCCAGCTAGTACTAGACTATCTCCGGAATCGTAAGCCTCAAAGGCTTTTCTTTGATTACCAGTAACTGGTTCGATTTCTTCCATATCTTCCAGTTTGAGTTTAAGGCTTGTCATATTAATGTCTATTCATAGTATGATTACGATGTGTTTGCGCAATCTTATCCTGCACTTCTCTAAATCCATTATCAACTGGTAGTCTACTGCCAGCTTGGTGTACAAAACCAACTGGAACTATTACAGACTCCAAATTGTTTTCTTTCATATAGGTTTCTTTTTCGTCCATCTTTACGAAATGGTCGAACTCTTCACCCGTGTCCTTGTTCCGAAACCGGTACGTTGGCATTCTCTAATTCCTCAACTCTTTTTTCTAAGGCCTTAATACGTCTGGCCATTTCACTCGGTAGCATGAAGTTGCTGCAAATACCTTGCTTTTCATCTTCTTCACGCATCCTACGTTTCATGTACTCGTAGTGTCTTTCCTGCATTTTTGATTTCCTCGTTCCACCAGTTAGGTTCTGGTCTTTTGGTCCATACCATGCTGAACCTGTCTTGTTTAGTATGATAGAATGCTCGATAAGAACGAACTGGATCGTTATAAAAGAAACATTCTGGGTTTGATTGCATAGCCAGTTTGAAAGGAGTCATTTCATTCATCATAGGAATATTCCTAGGCAAACTTTGTAATGGCCATAGTAGTTTGTTTTCTGTTTCATGGGTTCTACCATATCTATACGTGTATTCTTTACACAATGCATAGAAATGTTCCCAATGCCACTTGTAATTTTCGGATGATTCCATTGTCCACACTGTACATGGATGACCGTGGTGTACGGCTTTGTAATAAAGCAATTCGGCTTCTAGATCATCAGCGCCTTCGTATAGATCATAATACTTAACCATACGTTTGCCTGACTTTGATGGCTTCATAATTAGTTTACCATCAAGCATCCGATGAGCCGTACTCAGCATTTGAGCTGATTCCACGATCATTTTTACCACATGTTTGTCACACTGCGATTGTGCGGCAATGGTAGGATCTTCATCGAGTACAAATATATTCATATCACTTTCCTCATTATGTACTTATATTATAACACATTTTCAATAGGTTGTAAACCCTAAACTGCAATATCCAATTCAACTTCGTTGATTTTAGAATTAAGATACTCATACTTAGCTTTGAGTTTGTGTACTAGATTCATATCGCCTCTTTTTTCCATCTTCTTCATATAGTGTTTCAATTCTCTAGAGTCTCTTTTAAGTCTTTCTATTTGAGATCCACGCAAATCTTTTCTCCTTCTATAAAGGTTGGACGATGTTAGCGAAATAGTACTTCTCCTTCTGTTATGTGAGTTAAAAAAAGCCTGCAAGACGGTTGTCTCAGCAGGCACGATTCATGATGTGATTAGTGTTGCTCATGATTCTATTTATTCTTTGATTAAATTCGGCCATGTGTCTTGCACAAGTTTTTTTGTTACACCTTTATATACACCCATAAGCTTTTTGTCTTTCATCATATCAAACAATTTGGCATCTTCAGGCAATACTGTTTCCAAAACTCCAAGCCACATCTTTTCTCTTTTAGGAGCCATGATGCGATCACCCTCACCGCCTTTTACGAAGTATCTCATTTTTTTCATAGACTGGTGAGTGTTTGCAGCTCTTACAACTTGCTCATTAGCGGGCTCATATGGTGATTTACCTTTTGGCAAATTAAATTCGAGCTTCTCATCAAAAGCTCCTCTTAAAATAGTCTTCAAGGCAAGTGATTCATACTTCTTTAACACTGCAGACTTTTCTACTTTGGTTTGTGCCTTAGCCACAATTTCAAGTACTTCGTGGATAGACATTTTAGTGGGGTTTATTTCTTTAGCCATTCTTAAAATCCTCAATACATTCAATTAGCATTTTACAACGTTTTTGGACAAAGTAAGGAAACATCTTTCCCTGCTTATGCCATGGATCTTGTCCGTCAAACGTATTTATAATTTCAGTTTTAAGCTCTTGGGGTGTATTAGCAAGATTAATTAATGTATCATTGCGTTGATAGTTACGGTACCAAGAAGCTGCATAAAGCAATTCGCCATCATCTAGATCCTGTAGGATAGCATCAATCTTTTTCTGAGTGACAGGTGTTTGACGGATACCTTCAACAAAGACATTATCCTCACTAAGAACATTTGGTACACCATCACCACTATCGCCTTTGAGTACGTGTTCAAGGGCATATAGTCTTGGATTCTTGTGTTCAACAAACTTCTTTTGCATTGGACTATATTGACGTACATTATCAAACTTGTGTAGTTGAATAAAGTCTTTGTCGGCTGAAATAATCATAACCTTTTGATGACGGCCAAACTCTTGAGTATCATATACCAAAGTACCAATAATATCATCAGCCTCACATCGCTCGATATGAATAACCTTGTATGGCATATTCTCTAGAATCTCTTGTCGTACCTCATTAATAATACGAAAGATTTCATTCCAATCTAGGCTAGACTCGTCACGGCCTTTTTTACGTGATGCCTTATACTGCGGAAAGACTTCTCTTCTCCAAGAAGAATGATCACAGGCAATAACCATTTGACCGTACTCTTTACGAAACTTTTTATTGTACATTCGAATGGTATTGAGAATCATATGACGAATTAGATGTTCGTCAATTTGCATCTTTTGTGTAATTACGCCAGCAATTGCAATTGCGTTATAGTCTACTATTATCATTGGAGGGGTCCTCATCATAATCAATTTCAATTTCATCATCAAGTTCATCTTCAATCATCTTAGCATATTTCTTAGCTTCGGTAATCAAATAATGACTTTCATCCAAAACAAAATGGAAGACATGTTTATTATACACGTGTTTCCTAGCAAAAGACGCAAACAACATATTAGCGAGTACAGCAATGTCTCGCTTTAGCTGTTCTTCCTTGACATCATAGCCGAGTTCTTCTAGATCAGCCACCATGTTCTCAATCACATAGTGAACGGTTTCCAGATCGTACTGTTCGACCTTAGGCTTTGGGAACGGTATAATATTGCTTCCTTTTTCATTCATACTTATATTATAACACACTTTCCTCTAATTGTAAACCCTTAATATGGCGAGAATGTATTTTACATCCTATGAATTCGTTGTACCACTCATCGGAGAAAAGAACTCCATTATCGAACTGAGCCTTTGCTTCAAAGTAGGACATTTCTCCTTTTGTTCGGCAGAGTCGTATAATCTCTCTTTTGTAATTACTTTCCCCTCTGGACTCAACGAGTAGTTGAAGTTCCTTATTTGATCCATAATATTCACGCCAGTCTGATTCGACCTTAGTCCTAACTCTTCGGTTTCTTTTTGAATTTTTTGGTAGTACTTTAGGCCTCCAAAAGTTTTTTTTACCGAGATATTTTTTATTTGTATCCAATTCTGTGATGACATATACGAAGCCCTGATATTCATCGGGTGTTTCATCATATGGTTCATCTTGATAAATCCATGCTAATCCCATTCGTCCTCACCTGTGTCGTAAATGATATGCCCTTCAGATATATTTATCTCTTCAAGCATTTCTTCTCCACAGACTGGACAAAAGGTTACTTCTTGATCTTCGTCTTCAAACTGAATCTTAAATTTGGATTTGCACGAAAAACATTCTATCATAGACTCATTCCGCTAACAGCTTCACCAAGCAAACGGTTTCTAAGCTGATCATATCCACCAACATACTTGCCATCAATTAAAATAACAGGTAGTGTACGAGCCAAAGGAAACTGTTCCATTAGTTCGTCTTTAGTCAAATCCTTTCCAACTACATATTCGTTAAATTGAATTCTTTCTTTATTAAGATGTGATTTAGTTGCCATACAATAATTGCATGGTGGATCATATCGTGTATACACATCAATTTTCATTATAGTGACATTCCTTTAAGTAAATCGTTATTCATATCTTGTTTTACACCACCAATGACATAAGAACTGATTTCAGTTTCTTGAGGTGCAACTTGTACATTACCGCCACCAATCCATTTTTCAGTCCAAGGAAGAGGATTAGTCTGAGAGACTTTATATGGTGATGGAAGACCAAGTGCTTTCATTCGTTTATGTGCAATCCATTCGATGTAGCTATTTAACAGGTTAGTATTTAGACCAATCATAGAACCATCCTTGAATAGATAATCAGCCCAGATCTTTTCTTGATCTACTGCTGACTTGAACATATCAACTACCTGATCCTGCATCTCAACACTTATTTTTTTGAAGTCTTTGTCTTCTTTCGGAAGAGTTTTAATAATAGACTGACTAGCAGCAAGGTGCGTATTTTCATCACGAGCAATAAACTTAATAATTTTCGCGTTACCTTCCATCCTTTTAAGTTCAGCAAAAGCCCAACTACAAGCAAACGAAACATAGAATCGTACTCCTTCTAAAACGTTAATTGAATTCAGAGCCAACCATAGCTTCCGTTTCAGTTCATAGGTATCTACCTCTCTTGTCATTCCATTGACTTTATGAATGCCAGGACCAAGCAAACTCCACCATTTGCTATACTCAATAAAGTCATCGTAGTAAGCACTAATGTCCTTTGCACAGTCAGAGATCTCTTCGATATCAAGCATGGTATCAAAGACAGTAGACGGGTTTGGATAAATGTTTCTAATAATATGTGTGTAGGAACGACTATGGATAGTCTCCATGAATGCCCAAGTTTGAACTAATGGTTCAATCTCAGGTACTGATGCAATTGGCATCAGAGTTTCTGTTGGTCCACGACCTTGGACTGAATCCAATAGGATTTGTCTTTTAAGGTTGGACGTAAAAATATGTTTTTCATGTTCGGTAAGATTAGCAAAGTCAGATCTATCCTTAGATACATCTACCTCTTCTGGACGCCAAAAGAAACCAAGCATCTTATCTGTAATCTTATCAAGTGCTGGATATTTAAGCATATCATAACGAGCAATATCTACTGCCTCGTCAAAGAACATCTTTGATTCCATATGTGACTTTGTTTTTTGTTTAAAGACTGACATCTTTTATCCTCTCTATATTACGCAGCTTTCGCAGTTTTCATCATCAATAGGTGCCATTGGCACGGCTTCTTCTTCACGATGCTCTCCTGAGCCATCAAATGTATTATTATAGTATAGTTGTTTGCCACCATACTTATAAAACGCCACAAGATCAGTAATCATCTGTGACATAGGTACTTTGCCGTCTTCAAACTTTTCTGGATTGTAAGATGTATTGACTGAAATTCCTTGGTCAATATACTTCTGCAATACAGCACAAATTTTGAGATAGCCCGTTGGGTTTTGCTGATCCCACAACAGGTCATACTTGTTTCTTAAAT